ACAGCAGCCTTTACATTGAAAGCATCTACTTCGTTACCTTGAGCGTCAAAGACTCCATGTTCATGTATCTGTAACGAGTATCCTGCGACCTGTACGAATTGGCTAAAGTACGCATCCTTGGAACTTTTGAAGTCGAACAGGGCAAACTTGCCGTCTTTCATCTTCGCCCCGGCGTCGCAAATGCCTCCTATCCATAATTCATCTGAATAGCAATAGCCTTCAGAAAAGGTAAACGCTTCTACATTCTCTTTTGCCCAAGTGATAAATGGAGTTATCTTTTCATCATATGTTGCCATTCGGTTTTCCATTGTATTCTTCACATAGCGTTCCAGTTCAGCGTGGAGGTCAGTGCCTTCGCTTGCAGAGTTCTTAAGTTTCGTTGCATGGGCTTTATAGGCTATATCTAGCCGTTTAAGCCACCCTAGAGGGTCAAGCTTCTTAATCGCCTCTAAAGCGACGGTAGCGACTTCTAGACGCATTTCTGGGTCTGCTTTGGTCGCTGTCCAACCCAAAGTACTAACTGCCATACCAGAAGCCCAATAACTAAGAGGTTTTGAAATGATTCCTACTGCCGTCGAAGTACCGATGAGGGGCTTTCCATCGAGAGTATGGAGATGATTTTTGTCGTCAAATTTATACATAGAGATTTTTATAGTATGTTTTGGGCGACAAATAATTGATGACGCTTTTCGTTTTCTTCAACTAATATCCATCTAGAAGAAGTCTTTTGTGTGAACAATTTCTCTAGGATGACTTTAATGAATAGTCTTACCCTTCCTACTCTTTTCAGGCGCATTTCCCCTACAATCCGTGCGCCATGATTTTGAGTGAACGGTGGTAACGTGAAATCTAGTTCAGTCATAGATTCTTAGCAATATGCCATTCGCCACACATGCACATACAGCCTTCGTGTCGGCACATTGAAGTGCAATCGTGGTCACAAAATCCTTCTCCACGGTCTATCTGTATCTCATGTTCCGACTGAAGTTCATGCTGCACTTCTAGATGTTTCACGCCTTCATAGGCATCAATATCTTTCTGAAGCTGTTGTGCTTTTGTTTCTATCACACTAAACTTATCCATTATCGTCTTCATCGTAGTGCCGTTAATTGGTTATATATTTGACACTCTGCCCACACATGACACGCAAAGGAGGTAAATACTGCAAGGGTCGCTAGAATCATGATTGCCGCAAAGACTAACCGAAAAGAATAATTTTTTTCGTACTGCATAGCCGTTCCGAAAGGCTGGTAATAGTGGATACCGTCAATCGTTTTCATAGATGCTCGACATTTAGAGTAATGGCGAACTTCTCTAAAGGCGTACTGCGTAGTACTTCCAAGAGGCCAGAACCAAACCCCGCATCTCTGAAATCCCGCGCAATAGCTAACGCCGTTTGATAATCATGTTGCTCAACGGCGGTGTCGAACATTTCTTTCTTTTGCTCCATAAGGAGCGTATTTGTTATGTGGCTCATTTTTAATAGTTATTACTTTTTAAGCGGATTTTGCGGCTAACGATGGAAGAAGGAATGTCACTTACTAACACACTGCTTCGTCGTCGCCTTTAAATCCATATCGGAGGATTTCTTGTGATGTCCTCCTACTCATCAGTATAGTATGTCGTGAAAGCATACGCAAGCATCTACTTGTGGATAACTGGTTGCGTAAGCATCTAAATAATGCTACCATGAAAATATGGCTAAGAATAAGGCTGCTCAAGAACTTGTAAAAAAGCGTAATAAGTTGTACGGTAAAAATTGGTTAAAGAATAATGCAAGTAAAGCAAGCCAGGTTCGATGGTCGCACTCAGCTTCTTCTGCGAAGATACAAGATGAAAAAAATATTAAAGAATAAGTCTAACTATATACCTTTTGCGACGCATCGATAGATGTGGCAAGAGGTATAGACGAAAATGTCTATACTTCCCAACAATCATACCTCGTCCCCCGCATGGCCTCTTAGGTCGTCTAAACTAGCCTTTCGCGACAGTCTCCAAGACTCTTCCATTCTGTCTTTTTGGACTAGAATACGGGATATGATTAAAACTTTTTTCAGGCGTTGGTGGCTCTCGCGTCAGTTGTATAGATATATCTACTGGAAAGGCCAAGTGCTTGATGTTATGACGCATTGGGGCACTGGTAAATTGCCTGATCTTCACAATTCTACACGTGATGACAGAATCCGATTAGGTGTAGCGGATGAGATGTTTTTAACGTGGTATTTGCAAGGGCGCATAGCAAAACTTTTGAATGACAACTCAAAGGTCGTGGTTCGGAAAACTTTCAATGAAATCGTGCCCTTAGGATGGGTAGAAGCTCGCAGCGACAGATGGAATGTCGGACTAAAAGGGCCTGAAGTGTATGCTTGGTATTATCCAATTATAGTTTTCTTAAAATTCGTTGACAATAATAAAGCACTTACTTGGATGGTACGAGTTATCACTCTAGCGATTGCGGCATGGTTTCTTTTTCCTGACGCTGTGACGCTCTTAAAATGCATCCAATAATCTAACCCATCCCATCCTTGTTATGCTTCTTTTGCGACATCAAAATAATAAACTAGCTTTTTAGTCTGTCTTTGGTAGATTACCGATGATCATTTTATTTACCCATAGACAGTATATGCTATCATCCAAAACTAAGTGGTTTCTTATGTTCGTGTCCTTTTTAGTACTTATTGCTTCCTGCGTATATTTCTTCCGTCATCAACCTGAAAATAATTCTTTACAGGTAAGAGGCTCTGTCCCTGGACTTTAAAATGAAAATAGATTTTATCTTCCAGCCCGAACGCCATGAACTTGCCCAGGCTATCAAAGAAAGAGGCCATTTTCTACATGGGCATATTTTGGATGTGGGTGCTGGTTCCTTTGACCGTTATGGTAGCCTTTTACAAGGGACAGTAACCCGTATGAATCTTGAAGCAGGAGCTAATACGGACTTGGTGGGAAACGCGGAGGCTATTCCTCTTCCGAATGAAAGTTACGATAGTATACTGTGTAATCAGATGCTCGGGGATGTATTTGAGCCCTCTATATCAATACAAGAATTCTTTCGAGTATTAAAACCTAATGGGGTGATATTACTTACGGAATCATTCATTTGCCCCATACACGACGAGCCCCGTGACTATTGGCGGTTCACGAAGTATAGTCTTACACGGCTGTTTAAAGATGCTGGGTTTTCTTCCGTAACTGTTAATCCTATTGGCGGGTATTTCTCGACTATCGCCCAACTCAAGGCAAGGTGGTATATCCATAGGTTTAACCTCTACGAAGGAGGATGGTTTCGTAAATGTATGGCATTCTACGTCAAATGGTTTGCAAAACGTGCACTTAGAAAAGACAAAAAGAATACGGGACTTGTACTCCCCCATTCGTGGATAGTAATAGCTAAGAAATAAGCATGAAAAATCTTTTAACCTACCTCTATTTTCGATTTTGGGCTTGTTGCCAGTATTGCGGCAAGCGCGGGGTTGTGGGTGGCGTCGCGAATTATTGGGTACCGGGGAAGTACTTCTGTAAAGACCATAGTGACCCTGCAAACAGGTCGCAAAAGTAATAATAGCGACATGCAACAGTTAGCTTGACTTGTAAATAGGCTTTGGTAGGTTAGAGGCCTCCGTACTTGTACTGCGGGGGCCACAGAATACGCATTATATAATGCAGTGGCGGCCCGCACGTACAAGGTGCGGGTTCGCATATGCAAAACTACATCAAGTGGAAGGAGGCCTCTATCCAAAAGACCTCTGTAGACGCCTATAAACGGTGGGTTTCCCTATTCCAGACTGTTTTAGATAAAGACCACAATTACACCATTGAGGATGTGACGACGTTCAAGCTCTTCCTTGAGGGGGCGTTCTATTCGCCCCGGAACATCCAATTTGGTCTCCACATAATTCACGACTTCATTTCCTATCTGATGGCTGCCGAAGGATTGGATTTTCCTCTCTATTTGTTTCGGATTAAGCAACAACGGTCGAAGTCCCACCATCCAGTAACGGAAGAGGAATACCGAAAAATACTTGCTACTCTATCCCGAAACGAACCAGTTACGCTGCAACGGAGGCTTATGATCATGCTGCTTTGGGATACAGGTATGCGCGGCGGCGAGCTTTTACGCATGAAACTTAGTGACCTAAAATGCCGCCATGCCTTCATCAATAACGAGAAGAACAAGCGCCAACGGCTAGTGAGCTGGTCAGAGGAGACAGAGGAACTATTGCAGTTTTATCTTCCCCTTAGGGGACACATGCAGACCAAGGAAGACTGGCTCTTTGTGTCTTTTAAATGGAAGCCTACTCGCCAACTCACTACGCGGCAACTAGAGCGTATTATGTACAATTGCCGAGTTCTAGCTGGCCTCAAAACGGTCGTGAGGCCGCATTCTTTCAGGCATGGGTTCGTCCATAGGAAACTTCGCGCTGGAACGTCTATTACCACCGTTTCCCAGATGCTAGGGCATTCCTCCACTATGAATGTTATAAACTATGCCCAGCTTTCCTCCAAGGAACTACACGAGGCATGGGGGCTTTAATTTTTGAGTAGCAAGGTCGTCTAAAGCTTCTTCTGCGACCTACTATATCCCTTTTTCTCTTCTAAGTACAAGCTTATTTTGAGTTATCCCCACCTAGCACATAGACACTGTGAAAAGGATATGAAATGATAAGTAGTGATGACAGACTTTCAAAAAAGTCGAATCGTGCCCGAAGTGTGTAACTATGTTATACTTTTTGGGTTCGACATATTGGGTCTTTCATCCGAATACGCGCTACTCTCTTAAATGAGGGGGCGCAAATTCGTTGTGGGCCTGCGAGCGCAGCGCACGTAAAAAGAAAATAGGCTCGCCGACGGAAACTACACGATAGAGGGGAATGCGGCAAAATTTCAATTTTCGCCGTTTATTTCAGAACTCCTAGACTAAAGACTATTTCTTTAGGGAGGCACCACTACCGACTTCAGGGAACATTCTTCTCAGGAGGCTAGCATACGGCGGAACGGGGTGAAGAGGAATTATAAATGTGCACAAATGTTTACAAATTATGAAAGAGCTAATGTGTGAAGGCTGTGGCGAGAAATTCATCGAAGACTATACAGATGAAAAAGACTACTGCCAAGAATGCAGAAAAGAGAAAATGGATAGCGATGCCTGAATGGTTATTTACTACAATTAAAGCTGCTGCAAAGAAAAATAACCGAAAGGTAGTGCAAGAGTTAGAAGAAAGATTTCGCTATCATGAGAAATAATTTACAGTTCAAAGAACAAACTGTCTCATTGTGTCTTTGCGTAACAGGCAAACCCGACCATTATTGTCCTTATCTTTCTCAACAAGATTGGGAACGGTATATAGTCCTAAAGACTAAAGATAAGACAAAAGAAGAAAGTAATGAGCCATTGATTTTTGATTTGTAATATGGTACATTCTTAATCGTATGAAACATGTATGTATAGGATTGGTTCTTTTCTTTTTACCAATAGTGTGTTCTGCTCAAACGGTCTATTTTAGCAATAATCTATATTATGGGTTGACCAATAACCCTGATGTCTTGCAGCTTCAAGAGTTTCTGACCACGCAAAGTGTGTATAATGGCCCTATAACGGGTAATTTTTATTCCCTTACCTTAGCGGCTGTTAAAGCTTTCCAAAAGGCGGAAACAATTACCCCCGTCTCAGGATACTTTGGCCCCATTAGCCGGAATACAGCAAATACCATACTTGCGGCTGAAACGTCACTAGGTGAGCAAAATGCAGCCACGACGACAGAACCTATAGATTTGGCTACCACAACTATCCTAAAGCCATTCCCCCTACAATCCACATCCCCTCTTCAGCAGCCCCCACAAACATTTGGTAATATTACTCCTATGGAAACACCAGTTGTAAAAGCACTTATTCTTGCCCGAACACCAGAAGTAAATGGTACATTTGCAGTAACCGCTATATATACCGAAAATGGGCAACCAGTCGCAGGGGTTCCCATTACTCTCACGGGAAGCGATGGGGGAGCGTTCACTAACATAAACCCGAGTGACTTGGTCACAATAGATACGGCAACAGGCAATCCAGGCGATCCCACCGGCATCTTTCATGGATCAGTCGTTATCAATTCCCACCATATTAATCAAAATCCTCCTATAATCGGCGTAAATGCGGTATATACTGCCTCTTCGTCTCCAACCACGATCACGGCAAGCGCGAATGGAGTATCCCAGTCCCAATAAAAAGGGTGTGGAAAACTCGACACCTATCCCCTCGCTACAAAAATAAAACCTCTGTTACAATGAGCGAATGAACAAGAAAGAGTTTCTTACGCAACTGCGCCTTGCATTACGATTTGGAGCAACAAAAAAAACCGTTCTTTGTCGTTGCCGCCGTTGTTTCGATGAAAGACAAAAGCGTTCAGGTACTCCTGCAAGTGCTTCTTAGAAACCACTTTGTGAGTGCCAGTGATTGAGCGTTTTATATGCGACCAGAAAGCGTCTATCGTGTTGGCGTGGACATCTCCGCGTACAAACTCACCCTTGTGGTGGTCTACGGTTAGGCGGTGGAAGCCGAGCGCAATCGCTCCCTTTTCAAGTCGGTTGGTGTTGTCGGTCATTAGGCGTGTGCCGTTCGGCTCTACCACCTCGGCTATAAAGTCGGTATGTGTCTTGGCGGTGCTATCGGGGACAATGAGTAAGCGAGCCTTGCCACCACGCTCTACCGCGCCCATTACAACCGTCTTAGCCGCTATCGCCTCTTTTTGCTTTGCATTGTACTTACCGCTCTTGTAGCGACCTCCAAAGTAAGCGGTGTCCATTTCAACATCGCCCGACAGTTTTCCGTCCTGCTTCAACGCCTTGCGTATAAGCGTCAAAATGCGCCACGCGCACTTGTAGGTAACGGCAAGCTGTCTTTCAAGCTCCTTAGCCGATACGCCACTCTTGGCGTTGCTGAACACCCATAGAGCGTGAAACCACAGCGTGAGCGGTGTATCGCTCTTGTGCATTATCGTCCCCGCAAGTGGCGCAAGCTGAAAGCGGCACTTGGAGCAATAGAACTGCTTGCGACCCTTTACAGGCGTGTATACGCCACCGCAAGAGCACTCCCGACTGTGGAGAGTGTCAAAGGCAAACTCCAAACACGCTTGGTCAGTCGGGAAGTCTTTGCGAAATTGTTTTAGTCCGTATTTCATACGCGGGGTGTAACAAGGCTAATAAGTTTTAGAGCGTCAAACATGTCTATCCACTCGTGGTCTTTTTCCCACGTTTCGTTCATATCATGGTCGTATGTGGGGGGTGAGTAGCAAATGACAGGCTTATCTTTTGCGTATTGGGGTGGTGGGGTAACAACTACAAACCTATCGCTAAAGTGTGGGTTTTGCTCTTTTCCTGTAAGAATTTGGAAGCCGAATGTATCCCGCAACTTTTTCTGCGCATGCATAGAGGCAAGGATATTTGGGCAACTAATGTATAGGTTAGCTTGCATATTATTTGTTCTGATATAGCAACAAGCCAGTAACGTCCTGATTGCACTTAGAGCATTTGCTTATAGCAAACACTTGTAGCCAAGTCTCACTCCACCTCTTGTGACGTGCCTTGAACAGCTCCCGACTTACATAATGGTCATGAACACACTTTAACTCTTTTGTTTTCATAATATGGCTCTATTACTTACTAATAGCTCCATTATATACCCCTATAGTTTGTTATCAAGGGATAACTGTGGAAAACTCATCTTGACACGATAGAAGGTGCTAGACTGAAAGTATATAAAGTAACCTAGCAATTATTGTGGCAAAAATAACATTCACAGGTGATGATGGTTCGGTGCAAGAGTTTACGCTCACCGTCCCCATAGTAGCAGCCCCTACTATATCCGAAGTAAAGGTCGAAGAATCGGACGGGACAGAAGTTATCGAAACTCCCGCTGAAACTCCCACGCAGGAATCGGCTGGCCAATAACTATGGCTAAGATGTCATATAGCGCAAAAGCGGCTCTTCCGAAAGGCGATTTCGCCGTTAAAGGTACAGGGAAATATGGTGGTAAGGGTAGTTATCCAATTCCTGATGCATCCCATGCCAGAAATGCCCTTGCGAGGGCGTCGGGCAAGCCCGTCGAAGCAGAAGTTCGTGCTAAAGTTCACGCAAAGTTTCCCTCTATTGGTAATAAGCCCGAACATGCTCATGCCGCGACCATGCGCCATGCATGGGGCACAAAAAAGTAACATAGTTATGAAATATACGAATGGAAAGTCAGCAGTACATAAAGCAGCCGCAGTTCCAGTGGCAAAGGCAACAAAACAGACCGCAGAGCATCATTGGGCGATGGGTAATGCCAAAGTCCATGTAGGCGAACGCAATCAGCATATTAAGTCAGAAAAAGTCCATAAGTTTGACGGTTCAAAGAATGTTGCCACCAATATAGACGGCGCAACAAAAGAGGGGTGGGGTTCAGAACTTTAAAATGGGATATAAGATTAAAATAAGCCCTCCTTCTGGGTGGAAAGTGAAACCAAGTGCAAAAACTCCACAACCAAAGACGGCCATTACACCAAAAATGACCTCAGAAGGTTCTGCCCACATGTCCCAGACAGATGCTATGCAAGCCGCTATGGACGGTGCCTATCACAATACGAAGATGTACGGTGCGCCCCCAGGAGCCATACCGAAAATATAACCATGCCCTACGTTTCTAAAGCCCAAGAAGCATACTTTAACGCCAATAAAGCAAAATTGCAGAAACAAGGCGTTAACGTCAATGAATGGAATACGGTGAGTAAAGGCAAAAAACTCCCCGGATATAAGCTAAATCCCCAAAACCCCAACTCCTACAAGCCTAAAAAGATTTAATGGTGTGCATTCTTTGTGGCAAAAAGGCCGAGTATATTTTCTTTCATCAATACTATTGCGACGAGCATAGTTCAGAAGAAGCACAGAAATACCGAGACACTATAGGCATATATGATATTGGCAATAGACTTTGACGGGACGATACACGATAATAAGAATCCCCTTCCAGGTAGGCGCATGGGACTACCTATACCGGGGGCAAAAGAAGCATTACAGCACTTTTTAGAGCAAGGGCACCGAATAGTAATCTTTAGCGTATGGGGTAATAATCCAAAACCTATAGAAGATTGGATGCAATTTTACCAAATACCGTATCATGAAATAACGAATATAAAACCACCGTCCTTGGATTTTTTGATAGACGACAAAGCCATTAAATTTAAAAATAACTGGGAAGAAATTATACACATCTTATCAATATAGACAGTACAGAGGCTACTATGATAAAATAAGGCTAGAAATAAGGAAATTTACTTGCCGAACGGCCGTATACTCTCAACAAATTTCGCCCCGTAAAAAACTTTGCTTTTACTAGGCAGTAAATACCTATGATATAGTTTAGTAATGAAAACGCTAGAAAGAACTAGCAAGCGCGGCCGGATAAATGAAGGACGACCAAGCAAATACAGTAAGAAGCTAGGTAAGACGATATGTTACCGTCTCTCTAAAGGGGAGAGCCTATTAGACATATGCGAGGAAGAAGATTATCCTGCTGCTGAGACAGTATATAGGTGGCTATTGCGGGAGGATTTAGGCGAGTTTCGTAACAGTTATGAACGTGCCCGTGCAACACAAGCAGAAATATACTTTGAAAGATTAGACAAAATGGCGTTGTTATCGTCCCAAGAAATCGTTGGTGGTGACGACAAAGCCGATAACGCTCGCGTACAAGCGCGTAGGTTACAAGTAGACACGTTAAAGTGGCGGTTAAGCAAGATGTTGCCTAAAAAGTATGGCGACAAACTTGATCTTACAAGCGGTGGAGAAAAGCTACCGCAACCTATTCTGCAGCTAACCAAGCAAGTAATCCACGAACAACTACCTTCCCATGACAGAACCCCACAGATTGAGGCACCAAAGGACGGCTTATTAAAGCCACAATAAATAGATCGCACAACATAGATTGTGCGTCTCTTGAACATGTAAGGTTTAGGAAACCGAGGGAGGGGGAAGGCATGAGGCGGTCGTTCAAGTCGATTTCGCCCCCCCACAAACAAATATATAAACTGCCTAAACCGCCTTTTTACTATGCACAACTTTTTATAAAGTCGTCTAAATTGGCCTAAATCTGCGATATAGTGCATGTATATGACCTATTCGGCTACGACAGCCACAAGGAAGATTATACTCATGGAAAAGCATATTCGGGCTATTCCTGGGGGTACGTCGGCGTCGAAAACTATCTCTATCCTTCTGTTCCTTATTGCTAAGGCGCAGAGTGACAAAAGCCCGACCCTGACAAGTATCGTAGCGGAGTCATTCCCCCACCTCCGAAGAGGTGCGATGCGTGATTTTCTCCAAATTCTTCAGGAGCATAGCTACTTTAAGGATATGCGGTGGGATGTAACAAATAGCATCTATACCTTTGAAACGGGGTCAAAGATTGAATTCTTTTCGGTTGACCAGCCGGAGAAGGTGCGAGGGGCAAGGCGTGACCGGCTTTTTATTAACGAAGCGAACAACGTGGCGTTTAGTGCTTTTGAGGAACTTGAAGTGCGTACCAAGGAGTTCATATTCCTCGATTGGAACCCCACTAATTCATTTTGGTACTACGAACAGGTAAAGGGGCAACGGCCGGACGTTGAAGAACTAACTTTAACGTATAAGGACAATGAGGCATTGTCTCCTGAAATTGTCGCCTCGATTGAAACCCGTAAGAACCGTAAGGATTGGTGGCAGGTATACGGTCTTGGCCAATTAGGCAAACTTGAAGGCCTTATTTACCGCGACTGGCAGATTGTCCCTGAAATCCCGTTTGGGGCTCGGCTTGAACGGTATTGTATTGACTTTGGGTATACGAACGATCCCACAGCCATTGTGGCCATTTGGTACTTTAACGGGGGCTACATCCTTGATGAGATTGCCTATACCAAAGGACTCTCGAACAAGCAAATCGCCGACCTTATCCTCAATGAGCCGAAGAAGGCTTTGACCATTGCGGATAGCGCGGAACCGAAATCCATTGATGAAATCCGCGCCTTTGGTGTCCTCATTCAGCCCGCGCAGAAGGGCAAAGACTCAGTTCGGCAGGGTATCCAGGCTATCCAAGAGCAGCCCATTTCCGTGACTAAACGCTCGGTCAATATTATCAAAGAATCCCGTAATTATATGTGGGAAACGGATAAGGATGGTATCGTGCTTAATGTGCCGGAGCATACGTGGAGCCATTCAATGGATGCGATCCGCTACGGCATGACTTCCCTCATCTCCATGATGCAGCGCAGGGACATGCTAGCAAATGCTCCTAAATTGGTGGACACGCTATCTCGAAAAAACCCTGCGAGATAGGGGATAACAGCTTGACACCCATTTCTTCATGGTATCTTAAAGGTACGTATGCCTGCCGTAGTTACTAAAAAAAAGAGGGGGCGGCCGAAGAAAATTAAAGAGCCACACACGCACCCAACCGAATATTTTTTGCAGCTAGAAGTGGGCGGCCAGTTGTATTTCGGTGACGGGCTTTCCATGCTCGAAGCTCTGCATAATCTCGAACAACCCGCAAAGATCGTGACGAAGGGCGTCCTGCATATCCGTGTGGGTGATAGGAAGCGGGCGCGGCCCATGATAATTCCGCAGATGAAACGGCTTTTTTTTCCCATAGCGCAGGTCGTCATTGCAAAACAACTCGAACAAGGATTCTAAAATGGAAGAGATTAAACTGCCGGATAATAATACATTCAACCACGTTGCGGCTAGGGAAAACATAGCGAATAAAAAACATGTGACGCTGACGCATGGCGGCGGTATCACGACCCTGAGTATCGGACGCAAAGTAACGTACAAGGGGATTCCGGCCCCGCTTTTGAGCGTATATGAGAAAAAGAAACTTGAGAATATTATTCTTTTTATGTTTTTGCCTGAGCTAAAGCAAATGCCCGTCATTACCTATGCCTAACCAACAGCCGATAGAATCAAATATCTTTGACTACGTGAAGCACCAAGAGGCTCTATACAAGATGCCCGTGCCGCTCAACGAAAAATGGAATTGGAGTATGCGCGACCATATTCTCACGACCATCCTCTACACCAACTCCCAGTTATGGAATGGGCGCAATGAGTTTACGCCCGTCATGAACATCACGCGTCCGATACTCAATCTTCAGCATCGCACTGAAGAAATTGAAGTAAAGGATGTGCAGATTTACGTTGATGTGCCGGATAAATACCATCTTTCCTTCCTAGTCAGGAAGTATCATGACGATGTGTTCACAGTAGAAAATAACATTGATGATTTTTTTAATGAATTAAATGTCAGCAGGATAGACATGGGGGCGGGACTCTGTAAGCAGTTAAATAAGGCATGTCCCGAAGTAGTGCGCCTGGAATCCATCGCCTTTTGCGACCAGACTGACATTCTCTCTGGCCCTTTGGCGATTGAGCATTACTATTCTCCCGACCAGCTTTTGGAGATGGGAAAGTTTGGGTGGGGCGATCCAAAAAATGGCGCGACCGCATCGCTCAAAGATGTAATACGCTTGTCTCGTAATGAGAAAACAGATAATATCAAAAATTCTAATGTCCAGAAAACACCGGGTAAGTATACGAAGGTCTATGAAATACATGGCAACCTACCGAAGAAATTTACTAATCCTGAAGATGACTCGGGTGATTACGAAAATCGCCTTTTTATCGTGTGCTTCTATCAGAAGTCAGATAACCAAGGCGAAGGCGGCATTGTTCTTTATACGGCTCCTGAAACAATAAGTCCTTTTAAGTTAATAAAGCGTACGGGTGCGGCGGGAATTTATGGACGCGCACTCGATTTCGGAGGCGCAGAAGAATTGTTCGAGGCGCAGGTCTGGACGAACTATGCGGTGATACGCCAACAAGGGCTGCTCGATGCGACCTCAAAGGTCATTCTCCAATCTGATGATCCCACGATCACGACAAAGCAAAAAGTCCGGGATATGGAAAATTTGGCGGTAGTAGATTATGCCCCTGGGTCAAAAGGACTTTCCCAGGTTGATACTGTGCCGCGCAGTATGGTGCTTTTTGACCAGTATATTGCCCAATGGAATCTCCACGCGAAGGATATGGGCGCAGCACAAGACCCCATCCAAGGGAAAAACTCTCTATCGGGAACACCCTTTGAATCGGTTAAAAACCAGGTAGCGCAATCACAAGCTCTCCATGATTACCGGCGCGGTATTTATGCGCGGTTCCTTGAAGATGTCTACCGAGACTGGATTATCCCGCATATCCAAAAGAAAATTGTGTCAGGCACGAAGTTCCTATCAGAACTCTCCTTGCCTGACTTGCAGTTCGTCGCCGATGCTCTCGTCACTAATCAGACGAATGACTTTATCAAAGACAGGATTTTGAAGGGTATTATCCCGACCGATCAGGAAATAGATCAATTCAAGCAAAATGCTCAAACCGCGTTTCAAAAGAAAGGCAATCGGCATTTTATTGAAATCCTTAAAGGGGAATTTAAGGATATCGACCTCGGCGTGAAGGTGAACATCGCGAATAAGTCGAAAGACCTCTCCGGCATGGTGGATAAGCTGACGAATGTCTTTCGGACGATTATTGCCTCACCCTATATTCTCCAAGCTCCTGCGGTTGCATCGCTCTTTAACAAGATCATTGAAGCGGCTGGTCTTGACCCAATCGACCTCAGTAACTTTAAACTGCCTCGCGTCCCTGCAATGCGTATGACGCAGACGGTTGCCTTTAAGGACATGCCGCCCGATGCTCAAAAAGCCATGCTTGAAATGGCGGGGTATGAACAAGAGACTGGCCCGACGAATGCCGCCCCCGCCGTATCGGGCTTAGGTGCCCAACAACCTTAATGGAGCTACAACCGCACGAAATAACGACCTTAGAGATATTTACCTCTGAAGCTGGGGCATTTGATATTGTTTATAAAATAGCGAAGGATAAGGTTGAAAAGGCGCGAGATGCCTTCACCCGTTCCCTATCGCTTTTCAAAGACAAGCCAAATGAGGAAATAGGCGCTAAATTAAGGGCTTTTGATGAAGGATTGCTTCTTGTAGAGTCTATTTTCCGTGAAATAAGGCAATATAAAAAGCAGTCTCTGCCATCCAAAATAAACCGCGCACGGTAGTTGTGGACAATCGTTATTGACAAATAAAAGCTACAGTAGACTAAAACTATGAAATTAACACTCACTGCCAAGTATCTCCTTTTTGGGTCTGCGTTCTTTTTAGCTCTCATCGCGTTCTTTAGTTTCAATTTCATTCATTCTGCGAAAGCATCTGCTCCTGCTGGTCTTGGGGCAACGATAGCATCAAGTACCCTTGAAACGGTAAGTACCACTGCTACGATTGTAGCGGCAACATCTACCATAGATTGTGCAGCGCGAATTATTACCACATCAGGAAATAGCGCCGTTATGCTTACATTCACTCAGCAAAATGGCGATACCCCGACTGGTTCTAATGGCGTATGGCAAGCCGCAAGTACGACGGTCGCGTATGACAGCGGATTGTACGGGTGTAATGCTATTTCAGCTTATAGTTATTCGTCGCAGTTCGTTAAAGTAATGGTGGCGCACTAAATTAATAATTAAAAACTACTATGCTAGAAAAAAAGAATAGCTTAAAAGACAAACATCGGAAAGAGGAAGAGGAAGAGGAACGGCAGAAAAAGGTCGAAGAAACAAAAACAAATGAACAACATGACAAATAAAATTATAGGAATAGTGGCGACAGTTGCTCTCTTGGTAGGTCTTTTTGCTGCCTATGTAGCATTGCGAGGTAATCAAGCACCAATCTCTGAACAGTTTGGGGCAGTCTCTACGCTTCTGAAAAGTCCTCTGATATTTAATGGCATCGCCCATTACTACCAACCAATAGGATTCTCACAAGGAACCACCACACTATGTGCATATAAGACGACAGCCACTTCGACACTTACGAACGCAAGTGTTCAGTTCACTTCAACGCCTGCATATGCAACGGTGTATGAGTTAGGAGTTGGAACGTATGAGGGTGCGACCACGACTGGGTTTGTATCAACGTATGGCGTTGGGTCGGGGGCAACAGCATCATTCAATTCAACGTCAACACCGTCTGAATCTTCATATCCTGACAATATTCTTCCTCCGGGGACTTGGATTGACTTCAATGTCTCCACGACCTCAACAGGCAAGAATCAAGCGACCGGGTTCTGTGACTTTACGTTGAGAGGTTTGAACATTAACACAGGCAATAACTAGCTCTCTCACAATAGTAGGGTTATCACTCCCGCCATCAAAAGTGTACAGGTTTTCAGTCCTGCATTACAAAACTGACTAACCAGTATGATTATGGAAATAAAAAATCAACCGGGCACAGAAGTAGAAGTTGACGAATCCCTAGACCTCCCCGAAGTCCAAGAAGGCCAAGAGGATACAACTGACTGGAAAGCAGAAGCGCAGAAGTTACGCGACAAAGCCATTGCTCAGCGAGAGCGCACTAAAGCTCTCAAAGACCAGCTTAAAGAAGCCAAGGCGAAGGTCGAAACCGCAGTACCTCCTAAAACAACGCAAGATGCTTCCAAAGCAAGTGAACTAGACGAAACTGCGCTTGATTACCTTGACCTTAAAGGAGTTAGCGAAAGCGACGACATAAAAGTAATCCAAGATATTGTAAAAAAAACAGGCATGACCGTTAGGCAAGCCTTAAAGGATGAATATGTTCAAGCCAAGCTAACTGCGAATAAGGCGCAACGGGATGTTCAAGCAGCAACGCCTAGCTCGACTAAGCGTTCAGGCGGCAACCAAGGCAATGACCTTCAAACCGCTATCGCTAAGTATGAGCAATCCGGCTATGACGCGAAGACGTTGCCAGACGATTTTAAAACTCGTTCAGCAATCATCAACGCCGTCGCCGCAAAGCAAAGTACGAACAAACCGAGTTGGCAGCAGTAGTTCTCTAGTTTGCTTGATTACTCGTCAAGCAAATTGAAATGGCAAATGCATTTATTTATCAGGCCGCGTGGGAGAACAAACTCGCACAACGCCTTGATAAATCGCAGACATGGAAGGAAGTGTGCGATGTCGTCTATACCGACACGCAGGCGACCAACTATCCGCTCATCTCAACCACAAACGAACCCGCTCCTGCAAGCATCTTTACGACGGCTGCAGCGCGTTCGACGCTCTCCAACGTCATTCCGTTCGTAGTCGTGACGGAAACGAATCAGACTTTGTCTATCGTCTCCACCTACTACGACTCGGTGTACATGGACTATGCCGACCAGGCACAGTCTAACTACGCCAAGTGGGCTGACATGGGTGACCTTTTGGGCAAGAAAATCAACGAGCAGGCGGAAACGCTTTCGTTGGCTAATGGCGCAAATTGGACGAATATGGGCGACACGGGCGGTGGTGTTATCGGTCTATCGGCAACCCCGCTGACCGTTACCGCAACGAACGTGGATGATATGGTGCGCGGCATTATCCAACAGATAATCGCCGCAAACGGCTTCCAGTTCTACAAGGACAACGGAGGTTTCATCGTGTGGCGTCCGGCAGACTGGACGCTCATGGTGGCGTTCATGCAGGCTAACGGCTTCTACCAGGCAGACCTCGCCCTTAAACAAGGCGGTGGTGATGCGGGTGGAGTTGAGAACGTGGGCATTCCCTACATGGGACTGTACCATTACGTCTCGACGCTCTTCGCAACCGGCATCCTCATGTGTGGTGTGCGCGGAGTACAGAAGTTCGGCCTCTTGAAGTCAACCTACGGGAAGACCTACGTGACTGAAACGCCCGCTAGCTCAACGGCTGGTATGCTTTCAGGTACGGGGATTCATACCCGTTTGGATTATGGCTTCCTGATTCCGACTAACCTGCTCCCGATAATCTACGCGTTTAACGTGAACTAGTTGTTTATCATCTCAGCTCTTTATAAGAGGGTTGAGAATGGCAAGCAAACATAAAGAAGAAAAATTGAATATTAAGATAGGTATAGCTTGCCAGGATACCGTTTACGCAAAAACCTTGGCATCTATTTGCTTTAACATGATTGCCTCAAAGGCATCGTGACGGATATTTTGATGCGCCAAGGTAGCGATATTACTTCAGCACGAACGTGGATTATCCAAAAAGCACTCGAAGATGGGGCCACGCATGTCCTTTTTGTTGACCATGACATGGTATTTCCTCCCGAAGCACTCAATACCCTCCTTAAAAACAATAAAGATATCGTCGGAGTTGAATATTTTAAGCGAAAATTTCCCAAAGAACCCACATATAAGCCATTAGATAACGAAGAGAAGGAAGAACTCTATAAGGCGACTTACTGTGGCACGGGTTTGATGCTTATTAATCTCAAAATCATGGAGAAAATGACGAAACCGTGGTTTTTATTCGGTCGAGACTCAAATGGACAACCCATTATTGGGGAAGACATTTGGTTTTGTAAGACCGCACAGGATTGCGGTTTTGAAGTATGGATAGACCCAACCATTCAAACAGGGCACATAGGTTCGTACACCTATTAATATGACACTCTCAGATATCCAGACAAAAATCTATAAACTCACAAAGACAAATTCGACATCCTATACAAATGCCGATATGTTGATTGATTTGAATATTGCCTATAATCGTGCAACGTCTCTTTCTATTGAGGCGTCAGGTCGGTGGCAGTGGGACGATGATAATCAAGCGACCACTGACCAAGGAGCGGGCGTAGGCGGTCAGTCCGTTGGTACCACAGCCCTTGTGGCAAATCAGCAGGATTATAGTTTCCCCGTTTCATATCTGCGAGTATTGCGCGTTGAGGTTCTTCCTAACGGGGGAAAATATTTCTATAAGCTCTTTCCGAGGGCGGTTGAAGACCCGATGTGGGGGGCGTCAGTTACGGGGATAGACACCGTAACCGTAGGAACACCGATTAAATATGATTT